ACGACCCCCTGCTCCCAAAGCAGGTGCGCTAACCGGACTGCGCTACACCCCGAAAAACTTTGAACTTAATAACCCTCTTTTTTGTAGTCGGGGTAGCGGGATTCGAACCCACGACCCCCTGCTCCCAAAGCAGCGTGATTATAAAGGATATTCAGTTACATATCAGTCAATTATAATGATGTGAGCTAACCATTTCAAAGATAGTTCAAAGAACGCTATTTTGAGAGCCTTATTTTAGCCCTTTCTAACTCATAATTCAAGAGAGCAATTTCTTGCTTTTGAGCACTATTTTCTCGCAGTACTTTCCGGAGTTGTTGCCGAAGAGAAGCGATTAATTTGTCTTTTTCTTCCATACATTTATATTTTAAAAGAAAACATAATGCGTAATTATAACAGAAAACAACACATCAGAGATTGCTACTTTTCAATAGCATTATCTATACTTTCCATATTAATGGGAATTGTTTCTATAGTTATATCCATAATAGTTATTTGCAAATAGCAATTATCGAAACAATTAAAGAAGCAAAAGCTATAGCTACGGCAAGAATACTAAACCTCTTTGCTGTACGGTCGATTTTTCTCTCCTGTTCCAATCCCTGGAAAGCCCCTTGACTAGCAAAATCACTTCCATAAGCATTTAGCGAATATGAATGCCATGTTTCATTTGATAGTTCGCCATATAGGCTTCCATATTCCTTCAATATCTCATTGACCTGCGCCAAGAGTTGCCAATCTGCTTCAAGGTTCAATTTTGCAAATTCAATCTTTCCATTATTCTTGTACGTTTTAAGAATGATGGAATTCGCTATTTCTTGTGGTTTATTCATTTCTTATCAAGTTAAATCGAAATCTGTTTATATTTTAATAGAAAATATGGAAAATATCTATTTAGCATCCTTAGTAATTTTGATTATTGTACTATTGTTTGCAGGCATATCTTACGCTATAGTATACACATTGAACGAATTGTATGAAACTGCAGATAGTCTATTAAAGAAAAGAATTATCACCGCCATATCAATTATATTGCTATTAAGTTTCTTGTATTCTTTACCTATACTTGTTTCTCATCTCTAAATCCCACAATATTTTAGTTATATAATCAATTTATTCAATCTTATTAGCTAGCTCTATCCATGAGTCATCATAAAAGTCTGTAGTAAGAATTTTGGCTAAATCTCTTGGAAATTCCGGTGAAACCTCAAGTATCATATCTTCAGTGATTTTAGAAAAATCCAGTTCTTTCTCTAGAAGTTTTTTTATTATTTCATTGTCATTATCCAGCATCAAGTCAATACATTTTTTTGCTAAAATATATTGAGTAGTAGATGCAGTCCACTGTGGCTTATGTTCAAAGGTAGACATATATTCATGCGCAAAGTGAGTAGCTATCCCTTCTTCTAAAACTGTTGGATTTGTATTAGGATGAGGACGTAAGCAGTGTATTACTTCATGAGCTACTTGATACATTGCCCTGTCTGGATCAGCTAAACAATCTTCTGTTATTTGGATAATAATACTATTCGGGAACACCAGAGGAAACCAAATCTGTGGGCAACCGTGATCTGATAATTCAATTCCTAATATTGTATATTGGGGATCCCTTTTTCCATATATATTTTCTGCTATATTTAAGATAAAGCCAAACTTAGATACTATTGACCAAGTTGCTGCGCCTGTTGCTTTAGGAGTAGTTAAAAAAATATTACTAGATATCATAAATATTATTTTTTAGTTACACAATCAATCTGCTAGACTTCTAATATTCAGCTTAATTTTGTTTCGATTATGATTCACATATAAGTGAATATACTTTTTCGTATGAATCCAATTTTTCAGTATCAAGCTTCATGCTTAATTTCTCTACTCTTTTTATATAGTATTTTACTACTTTCTTGTATTCAGATTTATAATATTCATTCCTTTCTTTATAATCTAAATTATCTTTATCCCCGAACTCGGATATTGTTTTATTGAATAATTCAATTATACTTTTATGAAATGACTCTTTATAAAGATTGAAAGACTGCTGTTTGTCATCGTCCAAAGCAAATAATTGAGCTTTTAGTAATATGGCATCATCGTTTAGATTTTCTTCTAATTTACCCTTAATTTTGCTAACGTTATTGGTCATCCCCCAAATCTTAAAGAAAAGAATGATTTGTAGTATTCCGAATACAATCATTACTACACCTGTAAATGTAATTATGTCTTCCATGATTTATTGATTTTTTGTTTGTTAGTAGCTTATTCTTAGTATATTAATCGGATTGTTCTTACAAATTCTCAATATCTTCCTGCTTCTCTATCTTGTCAATAGCTTCAGGAAATTCAATACCATATTTTATATACTTTTTCTTATATTCTTTTTTTAGAGATGAGATTTGCTCTTCAAGAGCTTTCTTTTTACAACCATCAGGATCTGGAATAGAATCGTTATAATACTTCTTGATTCTATAAAACATGTCATTAAATAATAATTCTGCAATTCTATTTTTATCTCCTTTAAGGATTGCTTTTCTTAGCGTCCACTGGTCTGTCCCTCCTATAAATTCACTCCTCAAATCTCTAATATCATTGGTCATACCCCAAATCTTACAAAAGAGAATTATTTGCAATATTCCGAATATTATTGAAATGACTGCTATCAATATCAGTAAGTCTTCCATGTTATTTATTCATTAGTACATTAATTAATCGTTCTTTTTCCTCGAGAAGCTTATCCTTGCCTTCGATAACAGCTTTCAAATGCTTTATTTCTATCATAGCATCTTCAAGTTTATCTTGGCATTCATTAGTTGATATATTACCGTTATTATCTCTACCAACTAAAATATTCTTTGTACCATTTTGCATTACACTAGGTGTTATATCTTCGAAGAATGATGCAGGTGATAAGTTTAAAACAGATGAAATGTGTATAAGTAGTTCTGTATCAATATTTTCTTTTTCAAATATTGAATAAGTATAAGGTCTGCTTTTGTTTATCAACTTTGCAAAGTCTGTTACACTTATATTTCTTTTAGCGACTTCTTCTTTGATTTTGTTACCTATATGCATACGAATATTATTAAATTATCTTAATAGATTACACATTTTGTCTTGTTTTCAATTACAGTGTAATGTTTTTGATTACATTTGCACTATAAAGTTAGCGCAAAACATTGGCAACGCCAAAATAAAAGGTAATAAAGTTAACAAAATAGATTATTTAATCTAAATCAAAAAGGAATATGAAACAGAAAATCTACAAAGTCAGTAAAGAGCGAGCTATCCAAATTGCTGCTGACTATAATTGTGTAAGTATTGAGATTGCTAGGAATTATACCGATAGTGAACTCGAGGAAGTTCTCCGGATGCTAAAACTTAAAGCTAATTTCTAACCATCAAAAAATAAGAATAAAAAAGGAGTAAAATTATGGGAGTAGATATATCAGCTTTAAAAGTAAAAAAATACCTCGGTAAAGAATATACCGAGGAAATTGAAAAAAAGTATGAAGGTGTAAGACGCATTTTTAGTATGAATTTCTTGCCTATACATCACTTGACTAAGTTTGAAGAGGGAGTATATAATACTGAATATTTAGATAGTCCAGATTTCAGTATGTCTTACGGTACTTACAATCGTTTTCGCGAACAAGTATGTTTAATGGTGCATGGTGTAATGCCTAGTGCTATTTGGGGTAATATAAATAAATGGGTTGGAAAACCTTTTGTTGAGTTTATAAATTTCGCAGATAACGAAGGCTCGTTTGATTATTCTATTGCAGAGAAGTTATATAAAGACTTTTCTGATTTCAAAGAAAAAGCAAAACTGGCTATTCCAGACTGGTACAATAGTTATTGTGCATATATGGGCATTCTGAAAGCTGTTGCAGATAATAAGGGAGTTATATATTATTCATAACAGAATAAGAAAGGAATACTAATTGGATGTGCATGAGGAATGTGGGGGTGCCTGCCCTGTCTTAATAGATCGGCTTCAACCGGCGTCATGCACATTTTAATACATAAAAATATAATAACGAACCAAGAGATAGGCACGGCGGGAATCCGTGAGTTAAACAGAGTTGCCCCCTGTTGAGGTTCGTTTAATTAATAACATATACGATTATGAACGATAGATGTGCTATATGCGGTGCGAGATTAGGCGAAAACAATACTACTGGTATCGGTTTTGAGTGCCAAGCAGCTCTTGATAAGGCAAAAGAAAATGCTTTCTTTAAAAACGAAGATTATGCTTTTCGGTATAATTACTTAATCGAAGCTAATGCCGTACATGAATTATTTGTGTCTCTGTTTGCTGATACTAAATTTCGTTCAGAGTTCAACCGTTCATTCTATGAGAGTATGAAAAATGCTTCTCATGTTTCTCGCAAACAGTTGAATATAATGCGTTCTAAGATAGAATGTAAGGATTGCGATACTTTCTATAAAATGAATACAAGCATCTACCAAGCACGCAAGCAGTTTATTAACTCTACCTGCAAGAGTATTACCGTGACACGTGAAGAGATTGAGGTAGCACGTAGGCAATTGAAATATAAATCAGCAACTCGCGAGCAAGTCAAAGATTAAAATAATAAAGCATGCTGGTTTAGTTTTCGATGCAAACCCTTTGAGAATGCGCCTTCCGGTAATGGAGAATCTGAAAGAGGTTACGAGATAGAATGAATCTTTAATCATCCGCGCAACAGCGATACGTTGTCCTTGGCAGGCTTGGTCGCCTTCCAGGGAACTAATTACTATAATATAATAATGTATATGGAAAATCAATTAGAAACAATTAAAGCAAATCTGCCTTACGGATACGAAAAGCAGATTGCGAAGGAAGCCGGTTGTTCACAGGGTACAGTGCACAATATCCTCAACAACAAGCCTGTTTCCGCTCGCTCAACCTTCAAAACAAAAGTATTGAATATCGCTGTACGAATGGCCAATGAATCTTTGGAAGCTACCAAAGGAGTCTCTAGGGCGGCAGCCGAATTGGAAACTTTGCATCATGGAACTGCAAGCTGATTCTGCCCTAACCAAGCGGGAAAATCAAATAGCGGGACTGGCTGCTTGTGGCTTGGCAAAGAAGGAGATCGCAGACAGATTAGGTACTGCCTACGGAACGGTAAATGTCCTGTTAGATAAGGCCTACAAAAAGACGGGGACCAACAAATTGAACGAACTTGGTGCTTGGTGGATAAATAGAGTCTTTGCTCTAAATATAGACTTCAAGCAATTGCAGAAATCATTAATCGCTCTTTCATTTCTTGGAATTATTGCCTTTCAAATTGCATTTGACTGCAACAACGACCTTAACCGGAGTCGGCGGGCAAGAATACGAAGAAATAGGATTGAAGAAGTATATGAACTCTAATCAATATTAATCAGGCAGCATAGCATAGAGATGCAGATGTGTTTCAGTAATTAAAAGCTCAACACCATTCAAAAGTAAAACAAAGAAACAGCCTAATTAGAGATTATGGAAAATTGCTTCGAAATGATGGTCGCACGATGTATTAAGATCGGAACTGTTCAAACGTTGACGATGTTAGGGCTACTTCCCGAAGTAGTAACTATATCACAAGCGGAAGATATATACGGAAAACGCCTGATTACAGAATGGCGCGAAAAAGCCTGGATTAAGTTTTATCCGGCAAATAATAAGGAAAGAGGAAAATATTATGTGAAGCGGTCAGAACTGGAAACAGCTAGCGCAATGATGGATTTGCATAATAAAGTTCCGGACAATATCATCAAACAATTAATGCAGACAGCTGTATGACACAAGTTAAACAAGGATCTTCTTTATTAAAGGAATTACAGGATAAGATAGGAAAGCAGTTGGATGAAAGAGAAAGCGCTATTAAAAATTACAGTCCTTCTCCCATCAAATGTAGTTCATCAAAAACAGATATCAGAAAAGAACCTACAGCTGAAGACATACTCTTAATGGAAGAATACAGCCGTGGAGTATACCAAGGAGACTAATAAATAACTAATATTTAAACAATTATGAGTAACATTATTGAAATTAAAGTGGAGGAGCTTAATGCACTTCCAGCAACGAAAATTGTCGAAAATGAAAATGTACAGACGAAATTTATTCAAATGTACAATGCTATTTGGGGTTCTCAAATGGGGGAACAGATTTACCACAAGGAAGTATTTAATTTCCAGAAGGTTCTTCGTGAGAATCCTTCGCTGGCTGAATGTAGTAAGATGTCACTGTTTGGTTGCTTCCTCGATATGGCTGTAAATGGGCTATCACTTGATAATACATCACATCCTCATTGTTATCTCATTCCACGAAAGGTAAAAACGGGCCAAAAAGATGAACGAGGATTTGATAGATATGAAAAAAGAGCTAGTGTCTCTGTTACTGGTTATGGAGAACTGACCATGCGCATGCGTGCTGGGCAGATTCGATATGCGGATAATCCGGTTATAGTTTACGAAGGAGATATATTCTCTATCAGTCTGGATAATGGTGTAAAGAAGATTACTTATTCAGCCGCTATACCTCGTAAGTCTTCTAATGTAATAGGGGCATTCATTCGTATAGTTCGTTGTGACGGATCTGAAGACTATCAATGGTTACTTGAAGGTGATATCCAACGCCTGGCTAAGTTTTCAGCAAAAAACAACTCATACTACAACAAAGATGGACAACGAGTAGAAGGCAAAGCTAATGAACTGTATTATTCGAATAGTGGTGGTGTTGATCCGGGATTCCTTGAGAACAAGATGATAAAGCACGCTTTTGATGCTTACCCCAAGGTGCGTACCGGAAAGTATACTATGATGGCGACAGAGCAGGAAGATGAAGAAGTTATCGATTATGGCATTGTCGATGAAGAAAAGGTTAATGAGCCTGTTCAATCTACAGCCTCTGCAGATGATACCAAAATACCTTTTGGGGAAGAAAAACAATTAGACGCTCCGGAGCCCGTTCAAGTGGCAGTATCTGACGATGATGCAGACGGAGGCTTCTAGCTATTACTAACCAATTTAAGAAAACGATTATGGCAACAGAATTAATCAAAATAGACGAAGTAAAAAACATTTTTTCATCTTTTCCCGAAATTATGGGAAGGAATACTCTATCCGTAAAAAAATGTAATGAAGCAGGACAGGCTCTCCTTGATACAATCGAGGGAGAAGGTATGAATGAAACGATAGATCAGGCTGCAGCTGACTTCTTGAAAAAAGTAAATACTACTCTCAAGAATATGGACGAACGTCGCAAGCCCATCACGCAGATATTCGACAAAGTTCGTTCTTTCTTTACTTCACAAGAAAAAGAAATTGATCCTAAGGATTCTTCTACAATCCCCGGAAAGCTTGTAGCAAAGCGCAATGAGTATGCTAAGTTCAAATATGAAGAAGAGCAGAAGAGAAAGAAAGAAGCCGAGCAAAGAGTATTAATCAATAATGAAAAGGTAAGCTATCAACAAGCAATAGAAAATGGACTTCTTTCTTATTTCAGTTCATATCTATCTTCTAAGGTAACCGAGCTGCAGAATATTTTTTCGGGATTGACTTATGTAAACTTTGATAGAGAAGTAATCGGTATAACTGTTTTCCAAACTGATTACCCGAAAGCTCATTTTGATAAATTCACTGCTGAATATGCTACCTATTATATCAATAAGGAGATAAAAGCAGAGATTCGCAAAAATACATTGCTGGGTAAATATGAGCAATACGCTCAACAGTATAAGGCTAAAATTTCAAGTGTTAAACAAGATCTTATCGACCGTATTTCGTCTAAGCGTAAAGAGTTGGCTGAACTGGAACAGCTTCGCTTGGCAAATGCAGAAGAAGCCGCAAAAGCAGAAGAATTGCGCAAACAACGAGAAGCAGAAGAGGCAGCCAAACAATTACAAGAGTTAAAGAGAAAGGAAGAAGCAGATAGGCAGGAGGTTGCAATGAAAACTCAACAAAGCTCAATCGGTAATCTTTTTGCTGGTGCTGCTGCATCTGTTGCACCTCCACCGACAAACGCTAAGGTAAAAGAAAAGATTGTTGTTCTTCATCAGCAAGGATACCTGGAAATATTTCAGATGTGGTGGATAGGCGAGGGGCAGACTCTTCCTTTTGATGAGTTAGAGAAGATTTTTAAAAAGATGACTGTATACTGTGAGAAGAAAGCAAACAGTAAAGATCAGACACATATTGAATCACAATTCATCCGTTATGAAGCAGATGTAAAAGCTAAATAATTATGTCAAATCCTGATTCATATTACTCACGTACAGAGGTCAGCAATTCAGATCTGACAGAACTCAAAAACTATCTTTATCCCCGTGCTCAATACGGGGATAAAGAGAAAGCTTTCAAATTCGGTACGCTTGTAGATGCTCTTATCACAGAGAATGACCGTGTTCGGTATGACAAGCTGATGGTAGATGATTATGTATATACACAAGAAGAGTTTGAATTAGGCCTTGAGATGCGTAGAGCTCTCCGAAAGGAAGCGGAGAAAGACCAGTTTTTAGCTGTTGTATTGGCACAGTCTGACACACAAAGGTTTATGGTTAATAGGCAGCAGGAGTTCTATTACGGGAACTTTGCTTATCACCTTGATACGCGGTGTAAGTGGGACTGGTGGCTATCTACTTTCAACTTTGGAGGTGATTTAAAAACGACTTTTGCGGAATCCCAAGCACAGTTCGATGAAGCTATTGATTTTTTCGATTGGGATCGTTCCCGTGCCTGGTATATGGATATTGCAGGAAGTGAACAGGATTTCATTTATGCAATCTCAAAAAAGAATTGCAAAATATTCAAGCATTTTATCACCGATCGTAGCCATCCTTCATATATCAGAGGAAAAGAGAAATACGAGGACCTTGCTTTCAAATGGTGGCAATTGATGGTCTGATTATATTTTATCATAAAAATAATATGAATTTACTTATTACATCAAAAGAACAGATATTGGCTGAATTAACCAATATAGATTCATTTCTCAATATTACTATGAGTGAAGATGCGGCAGAGGCTGTACAACGTGGCAATGACTTAGCTGTATATGTTGCCCGCTCCGGCAAACTGCTTGCAGACTCGAAATATTGGCTTAATGAGACAATGAAGTCCGAGGTTATGCAAACGCTCGTTGATACAGCTAAAAATGCGAAAGCGACAGCAACAGCGATAAATGCCCTAATCAGTTCTTTATGTCGGGAGGAACGATACCTCGTTGATTGGTGCGAACGTTGTAACCGGACGGCAACACATCAATTATCATGGTGCGTAACTGTGATAAGTAAAGCAAAAGAGGAAATGAAAATGGCCAGTATGTATAACAATAAAAAGTAATAATTATGAGAACCCTGAAAAAAATCACAATCGGACTGGCCGTTATCGGCCTGTTTACAGCATTATCTTTCTCTCAAAGAGAAGATGCAACATCAAGAGAAATAACTACGGCCGCCGTCATGGGAGTTGTATCAACGTTTAGTATTATCACTTTATCAACTAAAGAAGATTATGGAACAAGTAAAAAATGAGATCAAAAAGGCAGTCGTTAAGAAAGATCGGCTGAATGTAGTGTACAATGAGCGTTTTTCTGAATCAAACTACACAAATGTAATAAACAAGAGCTGTGATCAGATTATTCACAGTGATTTAAGAGAAGCGTTTAGCCGTCTTAAATTGCATCTTGTCGTATTGTGTGAGCAGCCGGAAGCATCTAAAATCGATAAGGATAGTTTTACTTCTCCTGGCTATGCAGAAACCTTAGAAAACTATATTATTACAGGTTATGCGAACGACAGTGTCGATGGGGTTTCCGGAATAACTATCATAGGATCCAAACTTCTTCAGTCCGGCAAAGTCGTTGACTTGAAAATCTTCGTTCCTCTCCTTGATGCAGATTACCCTTACTATGAAGAATTGAGTATTGATGCTGCTGCATGCGATGCTGAAGTAGAAAGTTACCTGTTTGAAGAGAAATGGGGAATCAGACAAGAACGTCTCGATTTCGAAACCGATGAACCGGAAGAAGCTATCGTAATGGAAGAAGAAAAGCCGAAGAAGAGAGGGCGAAAAAAACAGATAGATGCTCCTGCACCTCTTGACGCGACCGCATAACTTACAATCACCATAGGGGGAGATTATCCCCCTATAAAATACTCTAAATCATGAATATCGAATTAAAAGGAGATAATTTTGAATTATCATTCAAGTATAGAACTTCCATTGTAGATAGGGTCCGACAAATTCCAGGAAGACGTTTTGACGGTGCAAAAAAAGTTTGGATAGTTCCAGCTCGGAGTAGAGTTGACCTTGAAAGAATGATTTATCAAATACGACAATTTGAGAATATCAATTGGGTAAATGGTACAGAAAAAAAGGAGGAGGATATCGCTTATGATATTCCGGAATTGCCGAATTTAACCGTTCCGCACAATTTGAAAATCCAGCCTTATCCTTATCAGCTTAAAGGCATTGCTCGAGGACTAGAACTAAAACGGTTTATGAATTGTGATGAACCGGGACTCGGTAAGACATTGCAGAGTATAGCAACAATTAACCTCGCAGACGCTTTTCCTTGTCTTGTTGTATGCCCTTCATCATTAAAAATCAACTGGCAACGTGAATGGGAGAAGTTTACGGATAAAAAGGCGATGGTACTCACAGATAAAGTACGTGATACATGGACCTTCTTTTATCAAACAGGAATGCATCAAGTCTTTATCGTAAACTATGAATCACTAAAGAAATACTTCGTACAACGCATAAAGAAAGCCGAAGGCTGGACGCTGCGCGATGTGGAATTTAGAAACTCAATCAATTTATTCAAGTCTGTTATCATTGATGAAAGCCATCGCTGTAAGTCTGCATCTACTCAACAGGCAAAGTTTTGCAAGGGTATTTGTACAGGTAAAGAATGGGTGATAGAGCTTACAGGAACACCGGTAGTAAATCGGCCTAAAGATTTGATTCCACAGCTGGCAATTCTAAACCGTATGGATGATTTCGGTGGCTACAAACCATTTGTTAACCGGTACTGCTCCGGACAAAGAGAAGCATCGAATTTGAAAGAATTGAACTTCAATTTATGGAAATATTGTATGTTTCGTCGTGAAAAGTCTCTCGTCCTTACAGATCTTCCAGATAAGATACGCCAGGTAAATACATGTGAAATTACTAATCGTAAGGAGTATATGGATGCAGAGCGTGATCTTATTATGTATCTACAGAAATATAAGGATGCCGACGATGAAAAGATTGAAAAGGCTCTGCGAGGGGAAGTCATGGTACGTATCAATATTCTACGGCAGATCTCCGCACGTGGAAAAGTACGCGATGTTATTGAATTTGTGAAAGACTTCCGAGAGAATGGAAAGAAGATAATTCTCTTTTGTTCGCTTCATGAAGTTGTAGATCAACTGAAACGTTACTTTCCCACTGCTGTATCTGTTACCGGTAGAGATTCGCAGGATGAGAAGCAAAGAGCGGTTGATGCCTTTCAGAACAATCCAAAAGCGGATATAATCATTTGCTCGATAAAAGCGGCTGGAGTTGGTTTAACGCTTACTGCATCAAGTAATGTCGCTTTTGTTGAATTCCCTTGGACGTATGCTGATTGTTGTCAGTGCGAAGACCGGGCACACCGTATCGGGCAAAAAGACTCTGTTACCTGTTACTACTTCCTTGGCCGGCGCACTATTGACGAAAAGGTCTATCGCATAATTCAAGAGAAGAAAAACATTGCTAATGCTGTAACTGGTTCTACCGAGGATATTGAAGAAAATATCGTCGATATGGTTGCACGTATCTTTGATACTGATTATGATGATGAATAATTTAAGTCTGCAAAGATATGAATCTAATCAGGCTGAACTGGTGACCAAATGATTTCTCCATTGATATATCTGAAGTGTATTGAGGAACGGTTTGCAACCTTCTCTCCTGAAAAAGAAAATTCTTTATGAAAATTCTCACTTTCATGGTTAATGGTAATAACCAATGTATCATTTGTCGTGACTTTCTCTGTATTGATTTTATAAGATACAGATGTTTCAAGTCTACTTGAAGGGCGGATTGTTCTATTACGATATATTGTTGACATATATTTGTTTTTTGCAAATATAATAATAATAAACTAATAAGCCTTGGGCGGCTTTATAAAACCCAGTATTAGAAAGTATGAATAAACTTGGAATTTTGGCGGCTATCGTATTTGTCGCAATTCTTGTGGGATGTTTTGTTACCATCCCTTATTATAACGTTTGGCAGCAAGAAATGTCTGGAAAGGCTGAATTCGCTAAAGCAGAACAAAACCGTAAAATAAAGATTGAAGAAGCTAAAGCTAATCTGGAAGCTGAAAAACTGAATGCCCAAGCTGAAATCGAACGTGCCAAAGGTGCTGCCGAAGCGATTAAAATTGAAAATGGAAGTATTACTCCTGCATATATCCAATATTTGTGGGTACGTCAACAAAGCAATCTGAATGATAAAACTGTGATATACATACCAACGGAAACAAACCTTCCTGTTTTGGAAGCGTCGAGAAATAAATAATAAATCTGCTATGCGGTAGATTCTTGTTTACCGCATAGTTCAAATCAATTTAGATATGAATAGAATCCAATTGCATAAGTCCATTCAGCACGTTACAACCGCTAATGGCAAATTGAGTGATAAGACAATAAAGTTAATCAATAAAATGGCAAAGAAAGCGTATGGAAGTAAATGATATAATGCAGCATATCGATGAATTGCTGCAAAACTACTCAAATAAAGAGTGTGCGGAGATTTTAAAAGAGGTAGTAAGTGAATGTCAGTCACGCATTGAGAATTGTGATGAAGGTGTTTACACTAATTCATAACAGAATAGAATTGAATGAAACGTCCACAGAGTAATGGATTATTCGAAGTTGCAGGAGGTCAAGAGAAAGAACGTGGCTTCTGCTGCATGAAACTGATAACTTTCCTCTCTGCTAATAATGTAACAGATTGGGATGAATGGCATGGAGCGCATCTTTCTGCTATGTCAGGGAGATGTCCCTATGCTTCGCAGTGCCCAATTCATGAGAGAACGATAGCAGTAGTAGGTAGAAGACCAATACAATTTAGCTTATTTTGAATAATGACTAAAGAAAAGTGCATTTTATGTGGAAGAGAAACGGTATCGGTTATTAAAACTGGTACCGACTTTATGTGTTATAATTGCTATGCAGATCAGCGTAATCCTCCACGTTCAAAAGAAGTACATAATAACGAGGAAGCTCGCATACAAACAGAGTTTTTTAAACTTATTCCTCTATATTTCCCTAATATACCTGACAAACTTATATTTGCCGTTCCGAACGGTGGAAGCCGTCATATACGTGAAGCTGCTAACCTGAAACGTCAAGGAGTAAAGCCTGGTGTTTCTGATGTGATCGTACTTATTCCCAAAAAGGGCTTTGCTTCTCTCTGTATAGAGTTTAAAACGAAGGTGGGGAAACAATCAGAATATCAAAAAGAGTTTCAAAAACAGGTTGAAAGTTGCCGTAATAAGTACGTGATAGTCCGAAGCGCATCACAGGCAATCGAAGAATTACGAAAATATCTTTCTTAATAGAATTGAAATTTGTAATACTGAAATTCCACAGATTGAAATAGCTTTTATATGATAGGGGAGAGGGCGTCTATTTTTTATATCCTTGCTCTAAAATTACAAGTATGACATTTGAAGAAGCAGTGTTGGACGGTTAGGAAAAAACTATTTATAATTAAAAACGAGTATCTGTGGTGAGCAAACTCTGACCTCTTTTGTTCTTAATGAAAAGATTCAGAGTTATGAAAAAGCAAATAGAGATACATAAGATAGATATATCTAGCGTTCTGCCGCTTAGATTTGCAGACGAAGGTATAAAGGCCGGTTTTTCTTCACCAGCACAAGATTATTTGGAACAAGCTATTGACTTGAACAAAGAGCTTATAAAACACCCAGCATCGACTTTTTACGGTCGTGTGGTGGGAGATTCTATGAGAGATGAAGGAATATAAAATTGTTCCATTTAATATATCCCTTTTAATAATTGATAGTCTAATATTTCTTTTTAGATTTGAAAATGTAGTGACGTATTTGCACCTCCCTGAGGTAACAAATGTCATCTTCAAACTGTTATTTAAATTCACTTATTGGCTAAAATCCCTCTATACAATCAGAATAGCCTCCATAATTTTTACTAATAAGGATTTTAATGTATATACCACTCCATTGTCCATCTTTACATGGGTTAAAACCATGTTTTATTTACAAATTAATTTAACACCCACTCAATTGGCCTCTATAAACAATAGATGTGACGTAGTAGCCTGAGAGAACAAAGCCATTAAAACAAAGATAGGGGAGGGTAGTAAAATATACTCACTACACACTTTTATTATTTAACACAAAGATAATGAATATATTAATGTTATTGATAAAAAATTCAATTACACGAAATAGCGATTAGCGTTTTCTAAGTTAAACTAAAAAGACATCTAATAAAACGATATATAATTATTAATCTCCGTTAGATATCTTTCGACAATTTCATCTTCATTTACATTCCCACCCTCCATCAAACTCAATAATACAGATTCGTATATTTCATTCTTGAGCTGTTCAACATCAAGTTTATCTTCTAAATCCTCAATAATCGACTCAGCCGTTATTTCATAATTTTCTTCCATTGCAATATCCATGGCTCTATAGTCTAGCACCGTTTTATATATCTTTTTTGATATCATCTTTGCTTTCTCTTCAATATTATTATCAGGAGATTCTTTGATTGATAAAATATATTTGCTTGATGAGTAATCAGCCTCTGGACTGCAGTCATAAAAAGATACTTTCAAATCAAATAGTATTTTAAAGAAAGGATTGCTATCTATCAAGTCATTTCTACTGATCCAACCTTTTAAAACCCCTTCATATAAAAGTAGCCAATTCTCATCAGTTAGCGATTTTTCCGTAAACGAATGGGCTAAATTCTCTATTTCTGACTTCAGCAAGGAGGTTGGACTGAACTCCGGTCTACTATTTACTATATCTAATAAAAGTAAAGAGGATATTGCATTTTCCATTTTCAATATTAATACACTATCATGTTCAGTTATTGGCAGATCGAACCTTTTGCACAACCAAAGAGCCCAAGATACTTCCAAATCTTGTTTTAGTGGAATATGATCTCGAAAAATACAATCTACAATACGGGCTAGCTTCTTTTTTGAATCATCCTTTAATAAATATGAATATGAATCTAATATTTTGTAAGCGATATTCAAGATACTTGGATCAAGCATTATAGTTTTAAAAAGAAGATTCTCAAATGTTTTCCATTCCTGGCTCTCTATCTTTACCCTTAATGGATTTTTTGGATCAAAAACTCGTAATCCATATCGAAATATTTGTCCGATTTTTCTCGGATTCTTTTCTGCAAACTTCCAAATCAAACTAAAATATATTCTGAGATTTGTATCTGTTATTTTATTTAGATTAAATTTGGATAAATCTATGGCAAATTGATCTTCAAACTCAAAAGGAAATTCTCTGATCTGTATTTTTTCTTCATTTATTGATAATCCAAATTTGTCTAGCAATCCTTGCATAAATTTCAATAAATCTTCTGCTTTTGATAAAGTATCAACATAAAAATAATAGTCGTCAAAATAACGGCACCCTACTATGCTATTATCATATATTTTAATACAGCTATCTATCCTAGAACAAATTAATTCCGAAATAATAAATGAAATATCAGTACCAATAGGAATACCTATCGTCTGGTTACCTTGACAATTTCTAATGTATTTATCAATTTTATCAGCCTTATCATAAATCACACAGTCCCTATCTCCACTATCAACTTTAGAAGCTATTTCTCTTTTAGATAAATTGTAAATACTTTTAGCCTTTTCTTTCCCTAATAAAGCCCATGGGACAGAATGAGTATAAATACTAGGGTAGAATCTCGAAATATCTAATATTATCTCAACTTTTTTATCAAATGAAGCTTCCAAACATTTTTCTCTAAAATCAGAAACGCCCTTACATGATGTTGAGAAACTTCTCCTAGATAATTCTTTATGATACAAAGGTCTAGATTGTGAGAAAGGCGATGCATCTATAACGTGATCTATTTCATCCCAGGTATCAACTACTTGCTCAACTAATTTCATATAGTGTAATGGGTTGGGGATACCGATATATCTTCTTGACAATTTACCTTTGGTTATAGAATACCTACAAGGGAAAGATGATGGATATTTTTTTGTATCTATTTTATCCATTTCCCGCTTAATCATAGCATATTTTGTACCAAAACTAAACGTATTAAATGGTTGTGGTAACTCTTTCGGGAAATATCCTCGTAACAAAATATCTTCTACTGTTGGTTTCATATATAGTGAATAATGGAATCCCCTTTGGCATCATGCGCCAAAAGGTTAATCTAAACCTTAATCCGATTACGAATTACACAATGAAAAGGGATCCATATTTTAAATATAATTAATTGACGGGGCTAAAGTACAAATTAATTATATACAAACAAACTCTTTTGTTTAAAATAATTGTATTCAATGCAAACATACTACTTTTCTCTTATTATGTACATGCCGAACTTTATTCTCAACTCAACAGTAACACCTATGTAACCCTTCTAGGGAGTTTGATTGTGTGCTGTTGATAGGGAGGGTTACAAAACAAAGAGATAGCTATTCGGCTACCTCTTCTTTATTACTTTCTAATTTTAGACGAAACTCTCGGAGCTGGTCAATAGCTGTATTGAACGTAGGGTTCTCCCAGTTTTTGGAAATTATTTGTATCATGGTACTTAAAAATGCGCCACAATCAACAATACGAGCGGCTTTATCTAATTGAAATTCTTCGCTCGGATAAGCCTTATTCTTTAATATATCTTGTGCCCAAGTAAGAATTTCCTGAACAGACTCATGGTCGTATTTATGTTCTTCTTCCATTACTTTATATTTTTAGGCAAAAGTAGAGAAAGTTATTCAAAAATAAAAGCCCCGACTACACTTAGTCGAGGCTCATTCCTTTTGGAGTAAATAGCGTATTATCTCTCAAACTCAAAATCTAGCAATTTTTCTCAGCAGGGAGATGATACAACAGACATCCACGTCTATTCACAAATATACTATTATTCTTTTAACTTGAATACTATTCTGTCAATTATTAGAAAAAATGAAGATTAATGATTCTAGTATTTTATAGAAGGTATAAAGAAATAGTTTGGTTACTTCTACTATTTTTTTCTAGTTTCATCTTTGACTTTATCCCATTCTCGCTTAAACATATTCTGGCATTCATTCACAAGAACCTCATATCTAATATTTTGATAACTCACATCGAATGAAACAATTGAAAAGGTATTTATTATATCATCTAAAATGGAAATAATTTCGGCATCCTCCTTCGGATTCAATTTCATTTTTAATAGAATTGACTTTTCAACTATCTCTCTTTTACTTAAGCCTGTTTTAAACTCATCTTTTATAGTATCTGAAATTATCTTGTTTTTATTAAATTCTATAGTCATGGCTTCTATTTCTTCCTCAGTAACGAGATCAATGAGTTCTTGAGTTATTACCATTGAAGATTCATTAATTATCTTATTACTATTTAAGAGATAAAAAATTACTGATGACAATAATACAGAAAACTCATTACGAACATCTTGAATCCACTTTATCCGCTCTGAAGTTATAACATTAATGTATTGTGATGTCTTTAGATTCTTCCTTGTATACAATTGAGCGACAAATGCTGCAATAACGCCTGAAGAAAGTAATAATAACAATGTTTCCATAATTAATTTATTTTTTTGACAAATATACTATTTTTCAACTATCTTATACACTATTCCCCCAATTATTATTAAGACTATGATACCTATATACACTTTATCTTTATGCATGTCCCACCAAGAAAGCTCTATCATCTTCTCCTTCTGATTCAAAACAGCATTGACCTTATTACTAATAGTATCCAACTGGTTTGAAAGCTGCTGTAATGTTATAGATAATGTTTCATCAACTTCCGTCCGTTCCTGATCCTGCTTGGTTGCAGTAGTGATACTTTCTTTCACCGGATATTGTTTCCCTGTTGAATCAGGTGGTGAAAGATAAACAATCGTATTCTCTATCTTCAAATCGCTTAATCGGTCATTCACAATCTTCGTTTGCTTGCTTAGACCTAAACGCAATTCTTCCATTACTTTTAGGAGATACTGAAATTCACCGGAATAGTCAACCCGCTTCTGTATATCAATATTGCGAGAAGTCTTGCAGGATGACAACCATATTCCCGACATCAGGAACATGGTTATATAAATCAAGGCTTTCATAATTCCAGGTATTTGGCAATTCCCTCGACGTGTATCCGTGCAACCGCATCCTTCCCCCGTGGAGATAATAAGAACTCCACATCTTCCTTATTGTCCTGAAAGAAGTTCTCTGTGAGCACTGCCGGGCAATTTGTATCCCGACAGATGGCAAGGTTTTGTTGCCAATACAGTTGCCCAGGCGTCTGCTTGCGAATGGGAACTGGAACACACTCTGCTGCTTGGCTCAGGCAGTCAGCCAACTTCTTGCTGTTACCTGACGCATTGTTCGATACAAATACGCTCCATCCTTTTGCTTTCATCCAACTAGCACCGGAGCCGGCTGCATTACAATGAATAGAAATAAGGATAGCTTTCTTCCCGGTTTCTTTATAGATAACATTAGCTCGTCGACATCGCTCGGACAATGGAACATCTGTGTCCTCTTTAACGATGCGCTCGGCATCAATTCCCAACTTACGCAATCCGACTACTACCATATCGGCAATCTCACGTGAATAAGCCCATTCCATCAGCCGACCATCCGGCGAACGTTTGCCAGGAGTATTTTCCCCATGCCCGTTGTCAATTAGTACTTTCATTTTGCACCTCCTTTTTGTAAGTAGTTCGTTAAATAGGGGATGTTCTTTATAAACTCAACACTTAATACATAGTGCAAGAAAGCTACTACCTTATGGCCATTGCTAGAGTTGGGTAGAATTTCTTTGATATTCCTTAGAATGTTCACCCCGTAGAAATAGAAAACGCTATACGTAATAAATGAAACACATTGTAGCGCACCTTCCGGATTTCCTTTGTGTTCACCAATAAAGTAGATGCAGCTAACCAAGGCAAAGAAAATAGTTGCTTCTACGATACACCTCCAAGCCTTTTTAAAAGAAAAACTCTCATGATTGATAAGGAGTGCAGTAAGCAGTCCACAAATGAAATTGAGGGCAAATACAGCAATAAGGCTTTTGATTTCCCCAGAGATAGGATTGAGATAAGCAGCTATACCAGTAACCAATCCAATAAGTAAGTTTTTGAAATAATCCATAATCATATATCTAAAATATTAATACTTCATTTCAATACCTCGCTACAATCATCAATAGCTGTCTGAAATACTTGTTTCACTTCGCCAAAGGTTAGCCCGTGATCCTCATGTAGAGAAAAGCCGGTTACTCCATTTCGCGAAGTATTGAAGAAACCTACTGTGGCTTCATCCTTAATAATCTCGGCAGTAATATCTTTGATAGCCTCGGTACCACGGGTTGACATTCTGTACTTAATCCTGATAGCGTCCGTAACCTTAGTTGTGGCAGTACTGTTAGTTGATGTAATGTTCATTCTTTACCTCCTCCTTCAATTAGTTCATTAATTTGCCCGAAAGCACCTGCCGTAAAGACATCTGCACAAATCTCCTTTAAGAGAGTAGCGTCTTCTGTTGTAATCTCAAGTATTCCTCGGTTATTTATGATTTGTTGGAGCATATTGTAGGCACGTAGTTTTTTTGCCATGTCCATACCTGATTGAGGATTCATACCGGCAGCATAAAGCGCTTCCGAAACCATATCACGAAGAAACTGCTTCTGTTCCTTGCCATTGACTATTTTAATGGCTTCCTTACCTCTAAAATCTATTAAAGGTTTGTTTAAATTTAATTTCATAATCATTAATATTAAGCGATTGATACTAATAGTCCTTTTCTGAACTTCATATTACTACCAAAATCAAAATCAATTCCTTGGTAATAGTTTATACTTCCATCTGAATTCCGGCTTGTAATACAACCAAAATTATCGGCAAGGCATAATTCACTCGATAAAGAACCTTTCACATAAACTCCTCCATCAAAAAAGCCGGCGTATGTTGTACTAGCCAGTGGGTAGCTTCTGTCTGATGCATTTAGATTCCTGGAAGCATAAATACAAGCTCCACCAAAATTGGAACCAATAGATGCGATCCCAAAACGTCCGTCTGTTTCTGCATTGAAAGTAACGTTAACAACGCCTTCTTTTGCCGTTCCAGAACCTAATTTCAAACTACGAGATGTTCCGCCAAAATACCCTGAACGCGTCCAAACGAGACGTCCATTTTCGATAGTAAAACCACCTATGAACCCGGAGTCAGCATCTATCCTGCGAACCTTTATCAAATCAGTATTCAAATACCCGCCTACAACAATTGTAGTACCAAGTTTTGCATATTCAACTGCATCCTCAAATGCCAATTTACCCAATCCGTCTCGATCAATCTTGGAGTTAATCATTGTCTGCAGATCACTATGCAGTGCGGTGATTGTAACAGCACCTTCCAAATTAATTTTAGATGAGTGAATCGTAGTCTCTCCGGCCGCCTGGTTGATATAAGATATAAGCGTATTACCGTTTTCCAGTTCTTTAGAAGCATATATCTTATTACCGTCAGCTGTAGTAATCCAACCGGCAGTATCTATCCTTTGCGTTAAGCTATCGACCCGCGTAACTTGTGCAGAGATTTGAGTATTGAGCACTTTCAGATCAGCGGTACATTCATCTGAATAGCTTTTCAGTTTGTCTTGTATGGCTTTGTTTGCTCCTTCAACGGCTGTATTGAAACTAGCTAAAGCAGAGTTGAATAGAGTAAACTTATCATCTACATTCTTTTTTTCCTCAATAGTCGTTTGTCCATCTGCAATAGCTGTATTTATTGCAGCAATAAGATTGTCAATTGCACCTGACAAAGAAACCTTGGCATTAAGTAAATCTGTTTTAGCAGAGCCTTCCAGATAAGCGTTCACATATAGTTTGCTATATGTAGCTTCAACAGCAGATTTCGTATTTCCGACTGTATTTAAGTATTTCTCAATCGCTTTAGCTTCCGCCTCGTCTATAATGCCATCCGCAAATGCGCCATCTACATAGTCATGCAAGCCTTCAACTGATGTTGCAGCATCCTGCGCAGCCTTAGCAGCATCCGCAGCATCCTCTAAAGCCTGCATTGCCTGTTTCAGTGCTTCATCCGAATAATCCTTTAGCTTGTCCTGTATAGCCTTATTAGCGGCTTCAACAGCAGTATTAAAATCAGCATAGGCAGAATTGAAAAGAGTGAATTTATTATCCACGTCTTTCTTTTCTTCAGATGTTGTAAATCCGTCGAAAATTGCGGCATTGATAGTATTAATCAGGCTTTCAATACTCCCCATTAAGCTAACTTTAGCATTGAGCAAACCAATCTTTGCAGGACCGGATAAATAAACATTTGTGTAGAGTTTATTGTAAGTTGCTTCGATAGCTTGTTTGGTATTGTTGACAGTATTGATATACTTTTCAATAGCTTTTGCTTCTGCTTCGTCTATAATTCCGTCAGCGAAGGCTCCATCTACATAATTATGAAGTCCTTCCACTGAATCAGCAGCATCCTTGGCCGCTTTAGCTGCATCCTTTATTTCCTGATGAGCAGCTTCCCATTCAGACAGATTTTCCAATCCGGAAGAACCTGCTTTTATTTGAATGTTACCGCCGATCTCACTTTTTACTAGATCGAAATATGTATCACCATCCGGAGAAAGGATTCTTTCTGTTGTTACGTGGCCCGGCAGAATTTCAGTAAATCCGTATAGCTGAACAAAACTTCTACTACCTTCATACTCGCTGTTAAGCACTCCGGTGAGTAAATGATAATATCCAGTTATCTGTTCTATTTTAATAGCTGTTTCACTCAAGAGGAATGTTCCAGCTTGATTCTCCTTGCCAACTTTAGCATATAGATAATATTTCTTTTCCGGGTCAATGAGTGCCGGAGAATTGTATTCAGCCATATCCCAGTACTTATATTCGTCTGCCTTATGTGAAGAAGAAAGAGAACTAATGCCGAGTGTTAAATGCTGAAGGATTCCTGCCGGAGCGTTCAGTATTCTTGTGCTGGCATTATAAGTAATATTGTGAGATACCTGAACTGGATTCGTTTTTGAATTGACAAAACGGAATTGCAGGCTTTCATCACCTACAAGCAGTTGCATGGTTGAAACGGTTATTGGATTGACAGAGCCGGAGAAGTTCAGCAGTGCATCTTCAAGCATGGACATCGTTTCCTTTGCATCCCGGAACCGACGCTTAGTAAACTGCAGGGCGTCCTTATGCTTGATATCTACCTCTACTTTGTTCGTCTCAATCTTATTCAGATCACTTGAAACGGATGTACTGACTGGTTCGTTTGATAACTCTATTTCCGGAGAATATGGATTATTAATATAGCGCTTGATTCCGATCATGCGAATAAGAGAACCTTCCGGATGAAATTGCGTATCATAGAAATCAACATACCCTCCGAGTACTATTTTACCGCCTATCTCCAACCAGCATTTTTTAGCCCAAATACCGTCCAATGTCCCGGTAAATATGAATGCTTTATCTTCATGTTCATAGAGGTATTTAGCTGCTTCCTTGAAAGCTTCCCAGCTCGCACCTGTTTGTGTGCTGTCATTACAGATATAAGCCTTCGGCAATTGCATTCCGAACACTGCGTATGTATCACCAACCTTCGGGCGCCAGACTTCCGGTTCCGGCATTGTTATCCCATCGATTTCTTGCGGAACAATTTCAAATCGACGTGCCTCTTTCTTGTCTTTCGCTTCATGGATATACTTTACTTCGAACTCCTTGCCTGTAAGCATGCCGGTTTGGAAAATGACAGTCATACTTTCTCCAGCTATGAGACAATCTTCGAAATTCAACTCTTCAGGAATGTCTTTATCTACAAAGTCAAAGAAGTTATTCTTCTTGTTCACTTCAATAACAGCACTGACAGTACCGACACGGGAAGGATAAATAGCTGTACAGTCCAGACTATCTTCCTTTGCTGTTGTAAGTTCTTTATCGGCACGCATGACACAAGTTCCATCCGCATCGGTCTTATAGATACGCGCCTTAGTAGAATCGAAGCCCTCTTCATTCTCAAATTTGATTCCATCAAATCGGATAGTCTTATTCTTTGGAAGTAACAGGTACTTAGATCCGTATGTGGAATAATCAATATTGCGATCTGTAGTTTCTACCAAAATTATTTCGGGTGGTATATCCCCGGATTCGCGACCAACACCGACCTTAAAACCGTGGCCTTTACCATACGACAGTTTCAAAGGGTTTTCCTTGTTATACTCAACTTTACGCAGATGGATAGTCCTAATTTGTTTTCCTTCAACCGTTTCTTCAATGATCTGCCATTCTGTTTCATATAGTTCTGCAAGTTGATTGAAAGCATTAAGAATATAGGTGTGATTGTAGTTGATTACTTTTTCCGTTCCTTCAATGCAATCACCGACTTTCCAACCGGTACTCCGACGGTTCAGGTTTTCAACGAGTAGACGTAGATGTTCATGTGGCTTGGCTGTATATGAGAATTTAATACTTCTGTCAACGGTATGACGTACTTTCCACAGCATAGCATCAGCCTCCCCAGTTTCCAGAATCAGAGTATATTCGAAGTTACGTTCACCGTTCTTCTTGAAATTGCTATCCCTCTTCAAAGAATAACGCTTCCCGTAGAAGTCACACCAAGAGCCGACCGGTATTTCCAGGTATCCAGGATGAGAAAAATACAAAGTGAGTGTATCTTCTCCCATGATAGCTTCATAAGAGTAGCTTTCATCTTTTACTTCGATTTTTATTTCCTTATCATCATTATATAAAGTTACCATGTCCTTAGAATTATATCCTAAAATATAAACGTCAAATAGAAATGTATTGAATAATAGGCATAAAAGTAAGGAAATGATAGACGAATCATTGATAAAATAATATATTACACACAACATCAACTGCATTGTCACGAAATAAATCCAAATGAAAAATATTTAAAAGAAATCACTCAAAATATAGTTTAATTCACCTAAGTTCTCTCGGGACAAATTGTGCGTTAAAAGATTTTTCCAATGTTACGACACAGAACCTCGGACAGAATGGTTACTGTAAGTTTCCAAATGGACTGTTAATCCAATGGGGATATGGTGGTGGGTATTCAGGGGCTACTAATTATTTTTTTTCTACGTCTTTTTTAAACACTTACTATTCAATATCAATGTGTGCAGAATATGCCGTTACTGCTGAATCCGTCGTTTTATGCCCTTATATTAACACTAAAGCTACTACTTATTTCAAAGGTGGTATGACATATACAAGTGGTAATGTAGTATATCCTACTTCTTGGAAATTCTTTTGGATAGCTATAGGCCGTTGGAAATAGAAATATTATAACATAAATTTGATTATGGATAGATTTAGTAGAAAATTGGTATTACTTTTATTGCTTGTAATTTGGCAAAGTTCTCTCGGAACTAATGCAATTCAATCATCTGGTCAAAGTTTCGGACAAAATTCATATATTAAGTTCAATAATGGTCTATTAATCCAGTGGGGAGTAAAGGCTGGAGCTGTAGGATTCTCCTCATTATATCTACCTACAAGTTTCTATGATACGAATTATATCGTACAACTAACGGGAGTATCAGCTAATACAACAGAGATTATAGTGTATGCTCCAACAATATATACTAAAACAGTTTCTTCATTTAAAGTAGGTACAAGGTATATAGCAAGCGGAGGAGAAATAGCTTGGACAGGTTGGCAGTTTACTTGGTTTGCAATAGGTAAATGGAAATAATTTAAAAACAAATATCATGAAATATTGGAAAAATGGATTCTATGACGAACCGGTAGACGGTTCGGTAGAAATTACGGATGAATATTATCAAGAGTTACTGGCTGGTCAATCTACCGGCTTGATAATAACTGAAAGCAAAAAAGGATATCCTATTTTAGTTGTGCACGAGGCTACTATCGAAGAAACCAGAGCGCAAAAACTTGATGAATTACGATTGTTCGATTCATCTGAAGCAGTGAATCAATTCAGTATAAACGGAGTATTTGGATGGCTGAATAAGAATACTCGTGTAGGGCTTATGAACTCAATTAGTATTGAAAGAGAAACTGGACGATCTGAAACAAGTATTTGGCTAGGTGATACGCAGTTTATTCTCTCTATCGAGAAGGCCGTTAATATGCTGCAACAACTAGAATTATATGCCCTTGCGTGCTATGACACAACACAAAGGCATATCAACGCTATCAATCAATTAGAAACAAAAGAAGAAATTGAAGCATACAACTTCAAAACTGGTTATCCCGGAAAGCTCAACTTTGCCGGATAACCTATCGTATAATCGTAGTTTTCGATTTCCTCAATAGTCTGCAATGATCTGACTGCTGCGATGTGCGATTGTGTCACATTGTAGCAGTTTAATGCATACATTTCAATCTCATTCAGCATTGGTAAAGCGTCAGGTATAGGGATAACATACTTCACTGCATCATACCACAGGATTGTATGCGTTTTCCCTGCATTTTTCTCAATCGAAATTGAGTTAAATAATCCAACACGTGTGGATTTGTCTAACCACATACTTTCCCCTTTAATTTTAAAAGAATTGACATCGGCCGATTTGTCAAATATCTGTATTTTAGATATTTTCATTTTTCGCACTTCTTCGATGTCGTACTCATATTCTACCAAAATCGGGTATCCATTCTTACTTTCAACTATCAGTAAACCGTTAGACTGCCCATCTAATAGCTGATTGTAATGCTCATCCGTTATTTCTACTGAACCGTCTACCGGTTCATCGTAGAATCCATTTTTCCAATACTTCATAATATTTGTTTTTTAGTTATTTCCAACGCCCGATCGCAAACCAGTCCCATGATTCTTGTGATAATCCAGTAGTACCCTCACTTGCATAATTTCTATTCAAATAAAATCTACTAACTGTTTTATTTATTGCCAAAGGAGATGATGAATATACGGCGGAGTCACTACTAGGCTTATATACAGTTGCAAATATTTTATATTCAGTATTATAAAAAGATGTAGGCATAGTCACACTATACGAAGCTGTAGATGAACCTCCAACTCTGCCCCATTGTACAAGTAATCCATTATTGAATTTTGCATAACCGTTCAAGGATAGGTTTACGCTCATTGCGTTCGATAGATCAGCTAAAGCATACGTAGTCCCGAGAGAACTTTGCCAAATAATTGTGGCAAAAATCAATACTATTTTTCTACTAAAACAATTCATAATCAAATTGATGTTATAATATTTCCTACTTCCATCTTCCTATTGCGATCCATCCGAATATCTCCCCAGCTTCAATTGTTGGACCTACCGAATAAACTTTGAAATAAGATATATTTTTCCCATTTATCATTTTTACTATCGAATTCATAACAGAAGAAATAGCAGTAGTTACTACAACATATGAGGTATTATAAAAACTAGTAGGAAAGTAAACTATTTGATTTACGCCATTTCCTCCAGTTCCCCACTGAATCAATAACCCATCCGGTAGCTTATAATATCCGTTCTGGGATAGGCTTTTTGTTGTTACATTGGAAAAATCTTTCAATGCGGCGTTCGTCCCGAGAGAACTTAGTAAAGTTTTCTCCGCATCCGTCATGAATTTTCTTGTAGTACTTTCTTCAATCATTGATGCTGGATGAGAAGCCGGATGAGAGTAATTATTAGCTCCGGAGGCTATTCCGCTAAGTTTTGTACGTTCTGCATCCGTCATAAAACGATGAGTCGAATCTTCTTCAACGTCCGTCGCTGTATGTTTATGAGAACTTGCAGCATAACTACCCTTGGGTTGGTATGCTGAATCGTGGTTGTGATTTCCTGCCGCCTTACTATTCCAAGTAGATCTTTCCGAATCTGTGACAAATCTATGTGTAGAATCGTCCGTAATGTCAGTTGCTGCATGTTTATGAGAAGACGGTGCATAGCTACCTTTAGGTTGATATACTGAATCGTGATTATGGTTTCCCGCAGCTTTACTGTTCCAAGTGCTTTTTTCTGCATCAGTAACAAAGCGGTGAGTACTATCCGGAGTAATATCCGTTGCTTCGTGTTTATGCGAACTCGCTGCATAACTTCCTGCTGGCTGATAGACCCCTGTATGAGTATGATTCGACGGGGACGCACCAACCTCGGAAGCTGTATAAGATGGTTTACTTGCAGCTTTCGCCCATGCAGGCACATCGCTTGCTGGCATAGAAGTTGGAAAATCACTTATTTCAGACTTCTTATGAGTATGCGCTTTAGGTGTACGTGCGTCACTTAGTCGACTATCATTTCCTTGGCAAACAGTTCCGGAAGTTGTGCCAAAGTTCTTATTGAAAGCTGTATTTTTTGAGAATACAGGTTCGTATATTCCTGCATGGTTATGTGTATCCAAAGCTGCTTTCAAAACCTTCCCTTGTTCGGCAGAAAGGACCTTGCCAGTACCACCACTTGTTAGGTTGTTGACAATATCGGAAACGTTGATTTTCTTCCCTAACTCTGTTGCCATGGTAGCGGCGAAGTTCGGATCATTATTAAGGGCATTAGCCAATTCAATAAGCGTGTCGAGGGCTTCCGGTGCTCCAGCTACAAGTGCATCCACTGCATCTTTTACTTTAGCATCAACTCCAGAAACTGCGTTATTGGCGGCCTGTGCTGCCGCATTTGCGCTATCTGTGGCAGCTTTAGCAAGAGCTGTTTGCGCTACTGATGCGTTTTTGGCTGTATTAGCATCATCAGTAGCTTTTTTCGCTAAAGCTGTTTGGGCTTCCGATGCAACTTTGGCAGCGTTAGCCTCTTCTGTTGCTTGGTGGGTTTCTTCTTTGGCAGCATTAATACTTATAATTGCTGCGTTAGCGTCATTAGTAGCTTTCTTTGCAAGAGCAGTCTGTTCAACTGATGCGTTTTTGGCAGCATTTGCATCATTCGTAGCTTTTTTTACAAGTTCTAGTTGTGCGGTAGCATCTCCTGTAGCAGATGTCATTTCTTGTATAATACCGCTATACTCTGACTTACGTTGGGATTCGGCTTCTACACGTTCTGTTTCAGCAGAGACACGCCTAGTCTCATTTGAGGAACGAGTATCTTCTGCAGCTTTGCGGGTATCTTCATTTTGCTTTCTTTTATTTTCTTCGGATACCCGGGCTGTCTCCGCTGATTTACGTTCTGTTTCAGCGGACTTTCTTTTGTTTTCTTCTGATACTCGGGCTGTCTCCGCTGATTTACGGTCTGTTTCAGCAGATACGCGTTCAGATTCGACAGTAACGCGATTATCTTCGGCTGTCACACGTGCAGTTTCATTCGTTTCTCTCGTGGATTCGGCTTCTTTTCGATCATCTTCGGCTGTTACGCGATCTGTTTCAGCTGTAGAACGTGTTGTTTCAGCCGCTTTTCGTTTGTCTTCTTCCTTCACACGTTCCGATTCTGCAGAAGAACGTCCTGTTTCAGCGGTCTTACGTGCATCTTCATTACTTTTACGTGTTTGTTCATCTGACACTCGTTTATTTTCTGTTTCAACGCGGCTAAGTTCTGCAGATACACGTTGCCCTTCAGCGGTCGCACGAGCTGCTTCCTCTGCTTTACGGGTATTCTCATTTATGATACGTACTGATTCTGCAGCTGACCGGGCTTGTTCTTCATTTGAACGATTTCTTTCAGCATCGATACGAGTAGCTTCATTGCGTTGTCGAGTATCTTCATTCGCTTCTATTTGGGTTCGGGAATCATCAGCCGCCTTTGCTGCGTCATTGGCCTTCTTTGTTGCTGCAACTACGTCATCATAGGCTTTCTTTATGAATTCAAGACTAACTTTTACACTTGTTTGTACGCCATTCACCATTTTAACGCCAATAGTGTACAATCCTACCATGCTATCAGCAAGCGTTAATTCGCTGATTTTTTTCTTTTTAATTGGCATAATTTTTTAAGTCAATATAAAATATTCCATCTTCTGTTATGATAAATTCTCCTGCTTCGGATGCAAGCAGGAAGTCTGTTTCTCCAATCCGGAAACTAGTAAATACAAGTTTCAAGGTAAATTCCCACCATACCCCATTATTAAAAAGAAAATTGTTTGTCTGGCAACTCTTATAATAGCAAGGATAGCTTTCACTCCACTCATCACAATAAAATATACGTTCCGCATCGGAATACTCATATCCTTCATTATCTGTCTTAGCAGACAGTTTTGTGAGATCATAGAGTAGGGCATCGCGATTACGCCAGAACGTTTCAATCGTCCCGGCCCGCATCAGGCATTTGAGAGATACTTCTTTGGTTTGGAATTTCACAACTTCACCGTCATAGATTGCTCCATCTTGACGTTTGAAATTCTGTAATAGGTTCTTTTTTACCGTCGGAGCCTTTAGTATTTCAGCATTGCTACCTTGCAATACGACTACGCCATAATCGGATAAGTCTTTGTTATCAATCTCGTAACCTTTAGGCATTGGAAGCTCATTTACGGGCTCCTGGTATTCGTAATCGACTTCTCGGGGGAAGTCGTTACTAAAAATAAATTTAGCAACTTCAAGGCTCGGATTAATAACATAGTTGCTTTGGGAAGACAGACGTAACTTATAACTCCTGCCGATTAAGGGAAAGTAAAATTCATGATAACTCAAGTCAGAAAGTATATCAATCAGTCCACCAATACCCAAACTGCCTATATATGCAAACTCAATGCTTACTTCAGCCGTATCCAATATAGGACTAGAAAGATCAAATTCCTGTCCGTCTTCTTCTGGCCAATCATTCTTGTCCGGTTCCTTCATGGCTGGAAATGCTACCAGGTTATTATAACTTCCCTTTGTAATACATATACCCAAACTGATATAAGCATCTATTCTGTCTATTAGTAATTGCCCTTTCATCGCTTAAGTGTTATACCTTTAGTGTTTAACGTGTCTATTCCCAGCTTTACAGCGTACATGAACTCCCTTATTTCCACAAGGTTAGATGTGTAATTGGAGATATCCGATAAATGGGAAACAATAGTATCATTACATCGAAGCATTTCAGCCATATTCTTATCCATATTTATGAGATATGACAGTTTCTCTGCTATTTTCTCTGTTCCTGAATTAATACTCTTAACTTCCTCATTTATAGAATAGGTATGCGAAGTCACTACAGCAAAACTACCGTCTAGCTTATCTGCAGAGTCTTGCGACATTGAAGCAAATCCTTTCTTTGATGCCTCACGCTCATCGTCGTTATCATTCCAGCCGAACATTTCTGCCATTGCATCTCGTTTTACTTTCATTTCATTAGAGAGCTGTTGCCCTTCTGCCTTCAGTGCATTATACTCATCTTCAGTCATACCGTCATCCATAGCATTGTTAAGTTTTTCTCTCCAAGCCATTAAGCTGTCCATGAATTCTTCTTTAAGCATAGAATTTACGATAGCATTCTTCATGTATTCCTCGAAATTGTCGGCGAAATCAGCACTATCAGCATCCATGTCTGTTAGTAGATCTTGAAAGTCAGAACGAAGAGAAGCATAATCAATAAGAGTTGTATCAGCAATTTGTTGTTCCAATACCTCTGCCACTTGTCCGACACCATTTGCGATTTGATCGGCAAATTTCTGTGTGTCTGAATCAAGTTGAGACCAGAAGATACCGGCATGTTCCTGAAGTTCCGCAAGTTGTTCATCGGTCAAATCAAATAGGCCAGTCATACGACCACCCATTTTCTTCTTAAATTCCTTTACGGACATGTCTAATGCCTCTGCTGCTTGTTTCCAGCCCTCATCTGACATATCTTCAACCTCGCTGTACCCTTTTGAGTGAGACTTTCCAGAAGCACCAGAATTTAGATACTGCCGACCTAATACTTTTGCATTCTCACTTTGCAATTTTATGTTAGCGATGGCTGCTTCATATACTGCGTTTGCAGTATCTCCTGTAAGAGTTTCTGCTAGTTCTAACTGTTTCTCAATTACCCGATCAAGAATGTTGATGTAGGATTCATATGCTTCTTTTGTCTTTTCATATTTCTCGGTCGTATCATCCTTAGTGAACATACTGAAAATCTTCGTCGCTACCTGTATTACTGCACTAATAACAGCAAGAATAACAGATGCCTTCTCAACTGTACTGATAGCGTTAGCCGATGTATCTGCTGCCATTTCAACACCACTCATAGCAGTCAATGCAAAGGTCCCTATTTCACCAATCAATGAGATAATTTCACCAGCCGGTCCACCGATTGATTTTCCAACATCAGTTAATGCGTCTGATAATTCATCTAACTGTGCTTTTACATCTTTCTCTGCTTTCTTTACCTTAGCATCCTTCTGTACCACCTTATCTTTCGCCTCATTGTATCTCGAAGTCTTTTCTTTTACTTTATCCAAAGCCTGTGCCTCGGTCAGATAAGCTTTTGTGGAATCAATTTTACCAGTCTTTTCGTTGAATTTAGAGGACTTGACACCATTTTCAATCTTAGCACCACCTTTTACAGCTTCTTGAGTCTGTTTAGCATTTTCTAATTCAATTTGCGCATTAGCTAACTCTTCCTCTGCTTCTGCTAGTTCTTTCTTCTTGTCAGATAATGATTGAAACGGGTTACGTGAATCCAATTCATCCATAATTGATTGAATAGTACTAGTATATTCGCGAAGCTGGTCCGGAGAAAGAACTTTGGCAGCCGTACTCTTTGCATTCTCTAATTGAGTCAGCAGAGAATTAAGAGTTTCAGAAGACGTTTCTTTCAGATTTTCAAATGCACGAACATACTCCGGAGACTCTTTCAACTTATCGTAATCCAGGCCCATCAATTCCATTCCCTTGTTTTTTGTCGCCTGGGCTATGGAACGATCAATCTGTTCTACTTGATCTGTATCTCCATTCTTTACAGCTTGTTTTCGTTGTTCCTGCAGGGTAGCAATATCTTCATTGAACTTTTTCTCAATTGCGAGACGTTGATCTGTATAATCCTGATACTGATTCAACAGTTCGGATAAGTCATCTCCACGATTATATTTAGTATTTGTAACTTCCTTTTTTTCATTAGCAACTTTATCAAATGCATCAAACTGTTTCTTTACTGGCTCTGATTTGACATATGCTGATGCATTGAAGGTTTTCTTTTTATTTTGTGGATTAGCTTCGAAAGCTGAACGAGCTTTTTCAATTTCTTGTAATTTCTTATCCTCTGCTTCACGCTCGATAGCCTGTAACTCTAGATTATGATTGAGTTTCCTTTGTCTAAGGACCTTTTCGCTACTCTCTTTGAGCTTGTTGATTTCAAGTTGTTCGAGTTCATTTGCAGAGTCCTCTTTCATACGCTGCTGCTCTCTATTCTGCTTATCTAGCAGGAGTTTATACTTCTCCTGTTCTTCACGGAGCTTGTGAGCTTGGTCGTCCTGCTTGGAAGATGAATCATAGACTTTTAATTCTTTTTCAGCTTCCTTCAGCTTCTTGATATTTTCTTTGTAGGAAGTAATAACGGCAGAATCTATCCCTTTGAACTTTCCAGCATCCATTTGCTTCTTTTGTGCTGAAGCGATTGATTCCAATGCTTTCGTAGCATCATCTTTTTGTTTTGTCCAAAAGGCTTTATTTTGAATGGCTGCTTTTTCTTCTTCTTTCTTTTGTTCTTCCTTTGCTTTCTTCTGAATTTCATTTATTTTCTCTACTTCTTCTTTTGCAAGACGGGCAGACTCTGCAGCTTCATTCTTCTTTTTGGCTAATCGTCCAATTTTTATACTTAATCCGGGATCCTCAATACCATCTTTTCTGTTTTTTTCAGCTTCATCGATAGCCTTTTGCCATTCAGCGGTAGCTGCATCAAGTTCTTCTTGCTTCATAACAGCTCTAACCTTAATCCCCATAACATATTGCTCATTTTTATCTTTGTTGAGTAGTTTTAAAATATCATGGAGTTCCATTGTTTTAATCTTCTCCAAATCAAGATTTTTTAAAACATTTGGCATTATAGATTGAAGTTGTTTGTATGCACTTAATTTATCAAATTGACTGGATGTTTCGTCTCTTATAATATTAACAAGGCTTTCTGCCTTATTTCTCAATTCATCAAAATGTTTTTTTTGAGTCTCCATAGCAGCATTATGCTTTTTCATAGCTCTTTCGGAGTCTGATTCTGCTGTAGCACATTTATAAATTGCATAGCCAAGTCCAGCAAAAGCAGCTGCAGCTAATACATAAGGATTAGTTAACATTGCAGCAGCATTTTTTAGTTGTGCAATAGTTTGAGCTTTGAGAGCTTTTGTCAATAAGATTCGAGAAGATGTATTCTTTGCAATCATTGTTGCCTCAATAGCATACAAGCCTTTCTTTAGGACTAAATCTGCGGCCTCAATAGCACGCTGTCGATTTACAATTGCTGTTACCGTTGCATATACTTGCTTAGCAGTACTTACAGCAAGAATACTGCCTTTGTATCCTGCAAGGGCAGTCGTAACAACAACTATTAATGCTCCTATTTCTTTCAATGCTTCTTGAGCGCTTCCGTCAGCAAAGGCTTCATTCATAGATTGTGCCGCACTGGATATCTCTTTCAAAATTTCCTGTCCTAACGGGCGAAGGGCTGCTGTTATATTATTACTAAGAAGCTTCATTTGATTCTCGGTTGATGAAGACATTTCTTTGAAAGCAGCTTCTGCTGCACCTGTTGCATTTTTCATTTGATCCAGATCGGACGCAGCACCTACTGCATTCTGTCCGGTTATCATTAGGGCGGCTTGTAAAGCTTCGTCAGTACCTAATAACTCTTTCATTTTTGTGGTACTTCCATTTGCTTCGTTATAGATGAGCTGTAATGCTTCTTGGAAAGAACGTCCGGAAAAGGCTGCATCACCTAAATGGTTAGCCGTTCCCATAATTGCCGCACGTATTTTAGTCATAGCTTCGGCTGTTGGAACTCCTTGTTTAGTTATTGATACGACAGCTGCTAGCACGTCTTCGATATCAATGCCAAAGGACGAGGCAATAGGAGCAGCTTGAGCAATACTCTTTCCAAGTTCTCCCATTGTAGTCTTACCAAGCTTGGCTGTGGTAAATAACATATCAGAAACAGATTCTGCTTCGGAAGCTCCTTTTTTATACGCATTAAGAATTGTAGTGATAGCATCTGCCGAAGTAGCTGTTTCTGTAACGCCACCGATAGCAGCCTTAGCAGATACTTTTAGAATATTCATAGCATCCGCTCCATCATGTCCTGCAGATACAATCTGATATAGTGCTTTAGCTGATTCTACGGCTCCAACTGGAACCTCTCTAGTCATATCGATAACACTATTCATGAAATCGGTAAGACTGCCTTTTATTCCGCTTGAAAGTGTTGCAACTTCTTTCATGCTTTGCTGGAACTGCTTTTCGAAGTTATATGCTTCTTTGGCTGCTTGAGTAAAAGCGATCCCCGCACTAATGCCAATCCCTCCGAATACATCAAAAGCGGTAATTTCACCGGCCATTGCCTTTATGATTCCCATCGCTTCTTGACGCCCGGAATATAGCCCTGAATTATCTATACCTGTAGCGAAATATAACGCACCATCTTTATTCTGAATACCCATATAGCATTTATTCTTAAAATATAAAGAGGAGGTAAAATTTGGCTATTTCGAGAAGAATAAGCATCTTTGCAGTGTTCTAAGACCAAGGAACGATTTTTATTTCAACGTATTAGGGAGTTGATTCGCCTACTATATCACAATATAGGCTATCAATTCCCTTTGCTACATAATCCTAATGCGTTGCAATAGATTATGTTCCTTGGTCGGAAAGAATAGGGGAGAGATAGCCTTTTTCTATAATATATAAATTACTATTCATTAGCGCTATGACCAAGGAAAATGAGAACGTATCTGTAGCGAATAAAAGGAACTACACAGAAGAAGAAATCAATGCTGCTTACAAGAAGGGCAAGGATGAAGGAAGAATTGAAGGGATGCTCGCTTATCAGAAAAGATTGATTGAGAATCTACAGCGGGATAATTCATCTCTCAATCAGAAGCTTCAGGAGATTAAAAAATAATCCCCCATATCTTCACAGATACAAGGGACTAGAAAACATACTCTAAACCAATTTAATAAAAAAACAGTTAACCTAATATATAAACACAATGGCAAATTACCTTATCGTTTGACCTTTCCAGCAATATCGTTATATTTCTTTATCCTGACTGTCTTACTAGGGTCATCAAAAGACGGAAGTTCTACCCACTCATAATCTCGTCCTTCAACATTTCCGTCTTCGTCAGTCATCTTATTACGCTGTCTCATCACAAATGAGTACTCCTGAAGTAATATCTCTATTAATCCATAGCTACTATCCAACGTTTGATTAAACGTTAATCCTAGAGCTTCCTTTGCAATAACTAAGAATCTGCTTTGGTTATATCCTTCCAGCTTTGCAGATTCTTCCGAGCGGCTATTATCTCCGTCTCTCGTAGCGGGCTCACGTTCCGAAGCATCGTGATAGAGGTACAAAAAGGGTGATACCCTATGCGATATATGATTGCATTGAATAATATGCGTATATCCTCCCATGTCGTATTGTCAATGAGGGCGTTTTTAAACCATGCCGGCGGATCACTTGGCTTGTTATGAATGCCCAGGCAAACGACATCGAGAAGTAGTCCTCCATATTTATTCATCAATTCTGGAAAATCAGCATTCAGCTCACCATCTTTAACAATCATTTTATCAATATCTTCTTTTTCAATTTCAAGGAGAAGTGGACGAATTCTAAACCATGTCCGGACAGTGATAGGCTTTATTACAATACAATCACCGGGATCCTTTCCTTTCGGAATAGAATCTCGGTTAGTAAAATCAAATGGAATCTTGACAGGCTGCTCCGTTACGGATTCCGATTCTTGCTGAAATAAGTTCTTTATACTCATAATTTCCTCAAGGAGCCTAGCCCATTGTACTTCCAGGCAATACATTCAGTTATTCGCGACTAACTTTCAATACTTTCGGCTCCATTCTTCAATAGTTTGCTCCTGCAGGCGGATTCGAACCGCCGGTATCTACATAACCAATGTAGCGCTTTTACCAACTAAGCTATACAGGAATCCAATTAGTTATTTCTTAGCTGCACTTGGGGCAGCTTCTCCGCCCTCGATATTCGCTGCATTTGCGGGAGCTTCTCCACCTTCAAGAATGCTAACTACTTCGCGCATGAAAGCGGTCTGTCTCTTACCTTCTGCAGTAATAGCAGACTGCATATATACACGAACAAGTAACAACTCTGCCTGCTCTGATCCCGGGGCCTGTGAAATCTTTGAGGCAATTTTACCATTGACGATGGTATAAACCACTTTCTTTCCGTCTTTAGGCAATGTCTCGCACTGAAACGTTTTTGAAATAGAGGGAGTGTTAATAGGCTTTTTCCAAATGTTTTTTCCTCCTGTTGTATCTACTTCACCGCCTGCCAGTTCTTTAAGGACTTCATTGGATGGAGTAGGGATGGAGAACTCAACATAATCTGTCGTATCTTTCACCAGCTCAACATAAAGGGGTTCTTCACTACCTTCTACTTCAATCTTCACTTCCTTGGGATCTGCAAAGTTAAATGCAACACTTCCTTTTGTCGGAAGAGGAAAATCTTTGAGGTCCGCTCCTGGAACACCGTCACCGACTGTTCCGAATTTAATTTTACCTACGCCCATAGCGATAGGTCTTACTTCTCCTGCCATAATTATTGATCTATTAAAATTTCTAATCTAATATTTGTACAAGCAAAGCCCTCTTTCAAGTCCGGCATTGGAACACTCCAGAGAACTGTCACTTCTTTACATGTACCGTCATTGCTATTGATTGAATCAAGCGATTTCCTAACCTTACGCCTAAGTTCCTTCATGCGCTGACGTCGGGGCATGCCGTTTTCATTCAAAGGGACAAAGATATTAACGTTAACAGGCACTTTATTAATGAAGTCGAGCTCATTCAATTGCAGGTGATTGATAACGATATGTTCATTAGTAACACCCGATTCCGATGCATCCTTGTAAATCATAACATTAGTTTTTGCAGTAATCACAGCATCGTAGACTATATCTACAGCGTCGAATTCATCCATAATCAAATCTTTCTAAAAACAGATTTCAATGTATCTCTTAGATATTTCTCACATTGCGTATTAGCCCCTGAAACGACTTCATATCCTTTAGCTTCCACGGCAGCCGCATATTCCATTCCTGCAACACCTACCAATACATAACCACCAGTATACGACAGTGAGACTTCTTCTGCAAGCCTATGACCTTTATACTTACCGGTTGTCTTATCAGTTCCTTTGTCGCCCTCCTTAAAGTTTTCTGTAACCACTTCGCCATCTTTGGCTATTATATATCCAATAGAGCTTCTAAGGTTACCTGTTTGGTCTTTATATGAACCACTCCGACGAGCCACTTCGATAAACTTTTCACCTCCAGCTTGCAGGAAAACAAGCATCTTATCTTCTGCCTTACTTTGAAAATGGTCGAACCAGCGTTCCATTTCATCAAAGGTGAATAGGGGAGTCATGCCGTTTTTCATACGTTGATAATTGAATGTGATTGATAAGGTTCCCAACAGATAATCGGTACGTCAATACCTTTGGAAGCGACTTTCAAACGCAAAAACTTACTACCTGATTGAGGCTGAATTTTGGTATAGAAATAACCATGCACTTGCGCTTCATCACCAGCCGAATTACGTTTATAGACAACAGTACCATCACTTACAGGATCATAACGTCCAGGAACGGATATTTCAATCGGTTTCCCCGGAACCCATTCACCGTTTACTGTCTTTCCGTTAACGTCGATAGTGACTATCGCTGTATGTGGATATCGTTTTACCATCTGTTACCAGCCCTTCCTTTGATAATGATTCGCTTGCCAAGTTTAGCCGCCTTCTCCGGTTCCCCGTTCTCTATATACAGTTGCTTTGCAGTCTGAATATAAAAAGAACGAGGATGAGTGATAGAAAGCTTGTTTTCACTGAAATCCGGTGAGTTTACCATCATGGCATAAGTATCAGCGACACAAAGACCGACTTGCTTCATGCTTTCAGCAGTACATTCTGCTTCGGAGTTGATACCCCGCTTAACGAAGACTACCTTATCCAAGAAGCCTTCCATATCCTCAATGGAGGGATATTCCAGTATTGTTTCTCTGATTGTTGCCATAATAGATGATTAATAACCCTCTTCGTCTGTTTTTTCAGTATCTTCACCTTCCGTCCATGCCTG